ACATATATCTTACTCAGCACTGACTACGTACATTGACTGCGGTTATATGTACTACCTCGGACGACTGATGGAGTTCCCTGAGGAACCTTCTGTCTGGTCATTCGGTGGCTCCGCATTCCACCAGGCGACGGAGGACTATGACCGTGACAGCATCTGATCAACTTCTGATTGAAGCAACCAAGTACTTCGGTAAGGCTTGGGTTGACTTGACTGCTGGCGTTGACCTGAGCAAAGCTCGAGTCGGTGGTCGTGCTACCAAAGAAAATCCTAACAAGGAAGATGCTGACTTCTGGTCACGCAAAGGACCCGAGTGGGTCAAGGGCTACATCGAGTGGCGACAGAACAATCCTTCGTGGAAGATTTGGATGAACGGCGAAGTCCCTGCTATCGAGTTGGGTCTCGTCCCTGAGTTTGCTGGCGTGCCAGTCAAGATGGTTATCGACCGGGTGTTCGAAGTGAATGGGGAGTTGGTCGTGGTTGACCTCAAGACTTCACAGAACACACCGTCCAGTTCTCTGCAACTCGGGTTTTACCGGGCAGGGTTGAAACAGGTGCTTGGCATTGATGTCAAGTGGGGCGCATACTGGATGGCACGTCAGTCTGGAACTACATCGCTGATCGATCTGAGTCATTACGATGACGACAAGATCGAATACCTTGTGGCTGGCTTTGACAAAGCACGCAAGGCTGGAATCTTTTTACCTAACCTAAACAACTGCAATAGATGTGGATTGGTAGAGTTCTGCCAGTTCACTACGAAAGGAAAGCAATGACAAACAATGACGACTGGAAAGTACAAGTCTCATACAAGACACCAAGCGGAGATATGATCAATGTCCGAGCACACACGGTGGAAGAGATGAGCATCTTGCTTGAAGGTGTTGGAGACTACGCGACACAGATCGCCTCGACTGCACAGTTGGTAGGTATTGCCTATACGGCGATCCCTTTATCGACGTCAAGTTCCACTCCAAGCACAACGCCCTCGCCCTCCTCTCCTCCGACCCCGGTATCGGATCTTTCCGGTACAGCGGCGCCTACGTGCAAGCACGGCGCTCGTATCCACAGGTCAGGCATAAGTAAGAAGACAGGTCAACCGTACTCGTTCTGGGCTTGCCCAACACCACAGGGTACACCTGACCAATGCAAGCCAGCTAACTAAGGAGTCTCAATGCGAACACTTGTCCGCTCAGTCGGGCGTGCAAGTATAGGTGGGGAACCTCTTCCGTCCTGCTTCAAAGCTTTCGAGTCGAATAAGATTATCCTTAGACGATCAGAAGTTTCGATGTTCGCTGCTGCGCCTGGGGTGGGTAAGTCCACCCTGGCGCTAGCACTAGCACTAAAGATGAAGGTTCCCACGCTGTATATCAGCGCCGATACTAACGCACATACAATGGCTATGCGATTAGCCTCAATGATTTCAGGCAAGTCACAAGGTGATGTCGAGCATCTGCTCACAACCGACGTGGGTTGGACGAAGGCAACACTTGCTAAGTCAAGCCACATAGTCTGGTCATTCGAGTCAGCACCAAGCCTGCAAGATATTGACGAAGAAGTCCAAGCATTCGAGGAACTATGGGGATGCCCGCCAGTTCTGATTGTAGTGGATAACTTGATGGATGTTGCCACAGATGGTGGCGAAGAGTTCGCATCTATGCGTGCGATTATGAAGGAGTTGAAGTATCTTGCTCGCGCTACGAATGCTGCAATACTTGTACTGCATCACACTAGCGAAGCTGTTCCTGGCACCCCTTGTCAACCGCGTAGTGCCATACAGGGTAAGGTTGCACAACTACCTGCACTTATATGCACGCTGGGAGTTGTTGGAACAAGTATGGGTGTCGCACCTGTCAAGAATAGATACGGCAGAGCAGACGCTAATGGAACGCTTATGACGTGGATCTCATTCAACCCTGAGTATATGTTCGTAGAGGATATCCCGGAGAACGTATGAGTGCAGCAAACAAGCGCAAAGGCGCACAGTTCGAGACCGATGTACTCAAGTGGCTACGCCAACAGGAGTCTGTCCGATCTGCTGAGCGCTTGTCCAAAGCAGGAGCGAAGGACGAAGGTGACATAGTTGTTCAGGATATGGGTACGCTGAACTATATCCTTGAGTTGAAGAACAGGCAGAAACTAGATCTACCTGTGTTTTGGGAAGAGGCACAGGTTGAGGCAAAGAACTATGCGAAGGCAAGGGGTATTGGGGAAGTACCTCCTGCCTTCGTTATAGTCAAGCGACGAGGATTTGGAATTGGAAAATCGTGGGTTATACAAGACTTGGATCAATGGGTAAAGGGAATCTAGACAATGACCTTCCGAGTATCAGAGACGTTCTCATCCACTACGGAGCAAAGCTTCGACAAGGACACGGGCAAGCAAACCTCAAGTGTCCATTCCACTCAGACACTCATCAAAGTGGAACTGCCAACCTCGACACCAATGTCTTTATCTGCTTTGCCTGCGGAGTACAAGGAAATAGTTTACAGATTATTGCAGGACAAGAAGGAGTAAATATCCGTGAAGCAAAAAGAATCGCAGAAAGAATTACTGGGACAAGCTTCGAAGAAGTACAATCAAAACATCTATCAGGCAGAAGATTACCTCAAAAGCAGGGGTATAACAATGGAAGTGGCACGTCTGGCGCGATTAGGCGTAGTCGTGGAGCCTGAAGTTGGTCACGAAATCTACCAAGGAAGGTTGAGTATTCCGTATGTTACTAAGTCTGGTGTTGTTGATCTCCGCTTTCGGAGCCTTAATCCTGCGGTGGAACCAAAGTATATGGGGCTCACCGGAGCTGATACTAAGATGTACAATGTTCTTGACGTTGAGCGGGCTGGCGATTTCATTGCCATCTGCGAGGGAGAACTGGATACTCTTACTCTTAGTGCCTGTGTGGGCATTCCTTGCATCGGTGTACCTGGTGCGAACTCTTGGAAAAAACATTATACCCGCCTTCTTGCTGACTTTGAGCGAGTATATGTCTTCGCAGACGGAGACCAACCAGGAAAAGAATTCGCAACCAGCCTCTCAAGAGAACTCCCAGTCACCATCGTGAACTTTCCAGACGGAGAAGATGTTAACTCCTACTACATCAAGTACGGAGCAGATGCCATTAGAGAGAAGGCAGGGCTATGACAGAGGAACACGATCACATAGAAATACCGCCTTGTGATCTTTGTGGTATGAGATTTGAGAATGGCTTTCAGTATGTAGATCATATGATGGAAGATGATGAGAAGTTCGATCCTTATCTAGTACTTCCCAACGGCTATCGCCTTATGGTGGGAGCAGTGCTGCGAACTATATTCGAAAATGCTAATGATGCCGAGTTAGTCAGGCGCGTATGTGAGTCTACATTCACGACTCTCTACACAGCAGAGACAGCACCACACTTATTGGATGAAGTAATCACAGATCTCATAGTAGAAAGTTCGGTTGCAGATTTAGATGATAGCCTACGAAAAATACTCGAGAATGGAGAATGAAGAACTATGGCAGATTATAGCGCATCTTTTAGACCAGGGCCTATCTATAAAGACGGTCACACCACACACCGGGAGGGTAGAGATACTCCTCGACGTGCCCCTCTTGACTTCGAAGATGAAGTAAGGATTGTCTACGACGAGTTGATGTCCACCCTCCTCAAGAAGCACAAGGACTACGGGTCGAAGAATATTGCTGACGCACCAGGTGGTCCTATCAATGGGCTACGTGTGCGTATCCACGACAAGACAGCACGTATCAATAACCTGATTGATTCAGGTAGCAACCAACCAGAGTACGAATCCCTTGAGGATTCATTCAAGGACTTAGCTAACTATGCCATCATAGGACTGCTTGTACTCCGAGGGAAGTGGGATAAGTAATGAAGGTCATTGTCTGTGTATCTGACTTACAGATACCGTACCATTCACAGCGTCACGTTGACGCGCTGGCTAACTTCATCAAACGATACAAGCCAGATGAGGTGGTATCGGTAGGCGACGAGATGGATATGCAGACCATCAGTCGTTGGGCTAAGGGTACTCCGCTTGAGTATGAAGGCAGTATAGCCAAGGATAGGGACGAGACAACTCGTACCCTTGAGCGGTTGAAGATCGATCATATGATTCGCAGCAACCATACTGATCGGTTGTATAACTCTGTAATGCTACGCAACCCAGGACTACTGGGCTTGCCGGAGCTAACACTTGAGCGGTTCCTTCGCCTTGATGATATCGGTGTTGAGTACCACACCAAGCCATACGAACTAGCACCAGGCTGGCTACTCTTTCACGGCGATGAAGGTAATGTTCAGCCTACATCAGGCGCGACAGCGCTTGGTCTAGCGAAGCGTGCTGGTATGAGCGTTGTCTGTGGACACACGCATCGAATGGGATTGACTCACTTCACTCAGTCATACTATGGGTCTACACCTAGGACTGTATGGGGTATGGAAGTGGGATGTTTGATGGACTTCAAGCACGCTAAGTATGTGAAGGGTGGCTTGTTCACCTGGCAGTTGGGCTTCGGAGTTCTCTTC